ATAAAAAAAAAATTATTCCGTTACTCTTATTTTTATAGGCTTTTTAATTATAACATATTTATATTCTTTATAAAAAAATATCTATTTAACATTTTAAGTATTTAACACCTTAAGTATGTTTACTGTGTTTGTATACTATTTATTGCAGACTTTTAGAAGTGTTCTGGTTTGAAATATGAAATGGGAATTAGCCGCGATATAAAAAAATATCAAATAGTTTAATTTAGGAAAAAACTTCATTCAGAGCCATGCCAATATTTTACCGGTTCAGTCCTGCCTTTCTCCTTTTGGGCGCGTCGGAAAAGCGGATTAAGAGTAAGAGTTTAGGCGGATACGTGGGTGCGTATGGGATAGTCGGCTGCATCGGGATAGCTTGGCGTACCATATTCAGAATAAGCGAAGCGCATAACGGCTTGAAAGTAGCGACTCCGTAGGAGAGCGGGGATGGAAAGTGAATCCCCCCGACGCACTGGAAAATGCCCCGTATATCTCTTCTACCCCTCTCCAAATTTTTTATATTTGCAAAACAGTTAATTGGGGGAGCCAAGAGTATTCAGTTATGTACAAACTCACAATTTAAGTCATAGCCTTTTTCTGTAGGATTTTAATACAAAATGTTTCACGTGGAGCAATAGTGGGGGGTGTTATTTTATAATTTATAGGAACGACTTCCAAAATTTTTTTTTATGAATTTAAATGAAATATGTTGTGCTGTTGTAATAATTGTATTATATTTACAACACCATGAATAAGACCTTTGGAGAAGTATTTAAAGGGCGGAGAGAGAAGTTAGGATTAAGCTTACGGGAGTTTAGTCGGGTGCATGGGTGTGATGTGGGGAATGTGTCGAAGATAGAGGTTGGGAAATATGTACCAATACGTCAAAGTGTTTTAAAGGATTATGCAAGGGCTTTGGATTTGCCTTTTGGGAGCGTTGCGTATTTGGAGTTTATGTGTATAGCGGCAGCGGCAAGTGGGCGGGTTCCTGAGAGTGTAATGCGGATTAAGGATATACAGTCGTTGTTGGGTTGTATATACTTGTCGCTTTTGGAGAACGAAAAGAAGCCATGGCTATGCAGCCTGACGATAAATTATCATCAAGGTGTTAGCCATGAACAGTGAAGTATTGCGGGCAAATATAGTTGGGGCGTTGCGGAGTGTTGGAGAAGTGGTGTATGCTGATGATGCGAAGTTGATAGATGTGATAGTGATGGCGGTTCGGGAGAGTCAGCCACAGAGGGTATGTGAAGGGTTTGCGACATCTTCCGGGGTTGATACTCATACGCAACCGGTTCAATTAAGTGTACCGTGTCCGAAGTGTGGCGGGTTAATAAATTTGGTAGTGTCATAATTTTCACAGGCAAGGTGTTTCATGCCGGAGGCTTATTCCACCTTCGTTAAAAAATGTCACCTACGGCGTAGAGCATGAGTAACCGCCGGGAGCCTGTTTAATATTTTAAGTTGAGGGGTTTTTTGATGCTGACAAAAACAATCCACAGCATTATAGATTTTTCACAAGCCAGAGATGATATTTTTGAAGCCCTTAATGCGTTTGCGATAAACACAGTAGAAAAATTTAGAGGGGCGGGGAAGGTTTTGGTATCGGCAGAAATAGACGCGGTACAATACCCTGACGGGTACGAGAGGCCGGGGAAGTGCTGTGTGTGTGAATACTCGGAGAGATACGCTGTAAATCAGACAATGTTTGTGGGAACGGTTAAGTGCAATGTGGATGCGCAAGAAGGGGCACGGTTTAAGTTAGTTGCTGCGCATGGTAGATGCTTTCGGTTTAAAATCAAGCAAGCGGTTGAGGACGTGCCAGATGCAAAAAAAGAGGCTTGATGACGAAGATAGGGATATTAAGGGAATATCCGTTAAGGAGCGGTTGTTTTGTGCTGCATACATGGAGAACGGGCAGAAAGCAATAAAGGCATACCGTGCGGTTTTTCCTGACAATAAAAACCCTTGTGCTTGTGCATCAAGCTATCTCAAGAAGCCAAGAGTCCAGGCGTACCTGAGTAAACTTATTGAAGATAGTTTATCGAAGCTTAAAATAACGCCTCAAGACATAATGACGTTTCTTGCCAAGCAGGTGAACTTTGACCCGATAGATTATTTTAACGAAGACGGCTCGATGAAGAATAATTTAAATGATGTGGACGCTGATGCAAGAAAGGCGATGTCCGGGATAGAGTTCACGACGCGGAAGAAGAAAGACGGAACGTTTGAACGGCATTTAAAGTCGGTTAAATTCGCGAATCGGTTACAGGCAGTGGACTTACTTGCAAAGGTTATGAAGTTGTATGATCCTGAAAAGCCTGCACCAAATGAGAATGAGAACGACAGAATAGTTATTAGCTTGCCGGCTAATGCGAAGTTTAAGGTTGCTGGAGAGGTTGTGGTGGACTTGGAGAATATCGGCGGGGAGCCGGTAGAGACATCGTTCAGTGAAGTTACCCCGGAACAACAAGCAGATTTAATAACAAGACCCTCAGTACATTCCCCATTATCGGCAGAGCAGCAAGCGGAACAAAATTCTGTTCCGGCTGTTAGAGTTAAGCCTGAGAAAAAAAACCGCATAAAGCTTATTCCAAAAAAAGAGGAATAGGTGGTTCAATGCTTAAACTGATTAATCCACATTTAAGAGACGCTGACCCGGTTCCCCGAAAGACGGGGAGAACTATCTACATGAAAGTCGGGGCTGGCAAGCAGACGATGTTTGCTACGTCCGAAGCTGACGGGGTACTGTTCGGCGGTGGCGCGGGTTCGGGTAAGACAAGATTGCTGCAGCTTGAAAGTATCAGATACAGACTTGACCCTACATATACCGGAATAATGCTGAGAAGAGAAACAGGTTCGATTACACGACCTGGTGGGTTATGGCAGGAAGGCTTGCCGATATACCATGCCTGTGGCGCGGCCTGTACTGAGTCTTCGTTGAGAGTTACATTCCCAAAAGGTGGAAAGTTAATTTATTCTCACTTACAGTACACGAAGGATGTAGAGTCTCATCAGGGAGCGCAGTACGCATATATCGGATTCGACCAATTGGAAGAATTTGAGTACGCACAGTTTTTGGGAATACTCGCCCGTAACCGGCCTGTCGGCGGCTCTCAGCTTAAACCGTATTGGAGAGCAACGGCAAACGCCACATCTAACCACTGGATAAACAAGCTTATTGACTGGTGGATTGATGATAAAGGGTATGCTATTGAAGAACGTGCCGGAGTGCTGCGGTGGTACACTATCAGGGACGATGAAATCGTATGGGTTGATAAAGACTATCGGGGAGAGTACGGGGAAGCTCCTCAGTCGTTCACGTTTATACCGGCAAAGTTAGATGATAACCCGGTTGATAAGAACTGGAGAGAACGGTATCGTTCAATTCTTGGTGCAAAGGACGCAGGAACACGCGCAAGACTGCTTGATGCTAACTGGAAATACGGCGGCAAGGGCAAAATGTTTGAATCGGATTGGTTCATTCTTGAAGATAAGATGCCGACAATTCCCCCCGGCACAAGAATTTTACGGTATTACGATATGGCGGCGACTCAACGTTCAGGGAAAGACGCTGAGAACTCAGCCGCAACATCTTCCGCAAGGGGATGTATGATTGGTGACGACCTTTGGATACTGGATTTTACCGATTGGAGCGAGACTCCGGGTAAGGTTGAAACGAAAATGATTGAAACGGCGGCAAAAGACGGTAAGGAAACCGCTATTTCATGGGAGCAGGAGAAGGGTTCAGCCGGATTGTACGTGTCCGCTACCCTGAGAACGAAGATTTTTAATGGGTATGAGTGCAGACCTGACCCGGTAACAGGGGATAAAGAGAGCAGAGCAAGGCCACTGGCCGCATTAGCAGAGCATGGACACGTTCATATTGTGCGCGGAGAGTGTTTAACAAAGGCATTAAGCCAGTTCCAGAAGTTCTATACACCAGGGAGGCCCTGTGATCTTGTCGATGGCGCGTCTGGGCTTTACAAAGGGTTAGTCCACATACGCCGAATCTACTTCAATTATCACCCGGCACACCACAGGGATGTTAATATCGCATGGGATAAGCTTGTACCGGAGAAGGTACACATTACAATAGCCCTCTGGGGCGATAAAGCATACGGTGTTTCAGGCTTATTCGCGGTGTGGGGTAGAACGAGTAAGGTACTGTGTATTTACGATGAAATAGACCGCTGCCATGACATTGATTCGCTGGTAGAACAATTACAGCGTAAGGCTGTTGCAAGTCTGGACTCAAATAGCGGAGCTGTCATTAAGGTGAACAAGATATTTATTAACGAGAGACTTTCAATCGGGAAGGATGATATGCGCCGGATGCTGGTTAAGAATGGTATTCGGGCAAAGGTTAATACCCGGTATGATGATGCGGCCGGGGTATTGCTCGTTAATAGTATGTTCAAAGACAATAAGGTTATTGTGGACACGAAGTGCGAACAGACAGACAGGCAGTTGAGGGAATGGAGCGTTATTGAGAAAGAGAGCGGGATAGAAAAGGCCGCTCCGAATTATCCGCTATGCTTGGCTTTGTGTGCTGTGTTGTCAGATTTAAGAGAGGCAAAGTTACTGGACAAAGCTCCTGAACCAGAGCGCGGATATACCGCCGGCGCAAAAGATATTCGTGACCGTATGCGGAATCAATCAATCATTAACCCTGTACGTAAGCAGGTATCGGCATGGGAGAGGTAGAATATGAAAACTAAGCTCCCTACAAAAATTACTCTCTGTGGTATAGATGTTGAAATATCGTACACATCCAAGCATGGAGGTGGGAACTTTAATTTAAGTTCTGGTAAAATTGAAATCGGTACGAAGAATAAAAAGCATATTCCAGTCATATTACTACACGAAGTTATTGAAGCTGTTTTAACTGAGAGGGACTTGCGGTGGAGGCTGTACAGTGAGTCGGCAGAAAAAATGATTTTTAATTTTAATCATAATGAATTTGAAAATGCTTGCAAGGATATTGCTGGCGCATTAAAACCATTTTTGATAGGAGAGTTAGAAAAATGAATGGAAAAAATATAGAAAAAGGAATGGTTATATCAGCAGTCCTGATTACTCGTAATCGCCCCACTAACCTAATCCGGCTTTTTGACTCAATGCTCGCCACATTAAGCAGCACTGAAAACTTTGAAGTATCAGTCCGTATTGATAACGACGATACGCTTTCCCTTCCGGTTCTTGAATCATACCAAGACAGATTAAACATACGAATCAAAGTTGGCGCACGTACCCCCAGCACAGTTCCGCTATGGAATGAAGCATGGGCGAA